TACTGCATTTATTCAACGGTTAGTTTCACAACAAGCGTTTGTCGATGAGTTGTTCGCGAAACAAGCGACGATTACAAAGATACAGAATGTTGATTTCACAGGTGACCACATTAAGGGCGGTCGAATTACATCTCTAAATGGAGATACTCAGTTTGATTTACAAACAGGCTGGCTTGAGATGAACGGCCACGGCGTTGGCATCAAAAATCAATTCCCTAATAGGCCTTTACAATATTTAGTTTTCGGCTCTGGAAACATCAACGGCGTTGAAGGTTCATACACAGCTTTATTAAGTAATAGAAATAGATTCGTAACTATGGACCATACATCAGCAGGCCTTCAAATCTGGAATGGACGAAGCGGAAGTAATGTTCAAAGTGCCGTGAATATGTATGGGCAAAAAATCACATTTAACATAAGTGCACAACCAGGTTTGAAAGAAGTGTCTATTGACACGAACACTCATACGCTTGCTGGCGTTGACGAAATTGTTATTCAAGGTGTTCGATTATCATATATCTTAAATGATATTTACGATAATTTCAGAAATCTAGGAGCAGTGGCTGGCAATTACAGTCGAGGCTATTATTCAAAATGGAAATAAGAGAGAGGCGAAACATGAATACACAAGACAAAGTTATTAACGATTTAGCAATTCAATTGGCAAATAAAACGATTGAATGTGCTAATTACAAGGCTTTATATGAAGAAGCACAAGAACAAATCCAACAACTACAATCAGATAAAGAAAAGGAAGAATGATATATGACATTTAAAATTATCAATAAATATTTACAAGAAAACAACCGTACATTCGTTGCGGTTCGACAAGAAGCGCCATATACGGCTTTTGACCGTGTTTTAATTGGCGACCGTGTTAACGAATCAGACGAGGAATTAATTAAAGCAGTTATCGGACAAGTGACTACTGAATTCAATCCAGCTGATGGAGTGAAGAAACTTCAAGAAGATTTACGTACGCAAGCTGAAAGTTACGAAGAAAAGCTCGCTGAGAAAGATGCAAAAATTGCAGAGGTGAAAGCAGTGGCAGATTGGGCAGTATTAGCTCGAGTAACGGACGTTGATAATCCGTTAGATCCGACTGTTTTCAAACGCGGTCTTGAATTGGTGGACCCTGCTAAAACTGGCAAAACTTACCAATCGCAAGAAATTTTCACACTTGAAGATGTGAATCATGTTGAGAAATTCCAAGAAGGAAAACGTGTCATGATTCAAGTGAACGAACCATTCACTTATCAAGGTGAAACGCTTGAACAACTAGCAGCACTTGAACAAAACGGTAAATTAGGTATTTGGAAGTGGACTGAACCAAAAGCAGAAAAACCATCAAATGAGTTAGACACTCAGCCTGTACAATAATCAACTGTTTCAGAAGGGGAGGTGGGTTAATTGGAATTTTTAACCTTAATCGATAAACTCACGCCCGTTTTGATTGTGATAATTCCAAGTTATTTCTCATTTAAGAGTACTCAAAATACAAAAGAGACTGAAAAACAAATCAATGTTCTTGCTGACAAAATAGGTGAGCTTGAAAAATCAGTGGGCGAAGTTACTGAGATTGGGCGAGATAATCGTACCAATCTCTCGCTCATTAGAAAAGGTTTGCAACGTCTACAACGTTTTCGATTGCAGGAAAATCTAAAAAAAGCAATCAGACGTGGTAGAACAAATCAGCATGAGATTGAGGAATTAACTCGGCTATATGAAAGTTACGTTGAATTGGGTGGAAATGGTGCTATTAAAATATTGTTTGAGAAATTTCTCGAACTGGAAATTGTGGAGGAAAGATAATGGACAAAATTAACTGGAAAGTACGAATTAAAAATAAAAACTTTTGGCTTGCATTAGTGCCAGCTTTAGCATTGCTTGCACAAGCTTTTGCGAATATCTTCAATTTTAAATTGGAGTTTGGCGATACTGTTGATAAAATCCTAGTATTTAACAATGTTCTGTTTGCTTTTCTTGTATTAGTTGGAGTTGTTAACGACCCAACAACCGCTGGTCTAACCGACAGCACAAGAGCGCTTGAGTATCACGAACCGAGCGAAGATTAAACCAAAAAGGGGAGTCTTAAGACTTCCCTTTTATTTTTATGAAAGGGGGATAATCTTTGAAAAAAATTATTAAAAAGCAAGCAGGCGTTTGCGCCAATGTCAGAGATAATGTTTACAACATAAAAGAGGAATTCTATTCTCACGATAAGAATAACGCATTCATCGAACTTCAATTAAATGGAGTCAACGCTGAAAAAATCATCGTGTTATTTCATTTTAAAACGACAAATCGTTTCTTAGAAGTCGCTGGAGTGGTTGAAGGTAATATCGCAACTGTTCCATTCGATACTAGCTTAATTACAACGGATGAAATTGTGTATGGATATGTTTACGCTGAAAAAGTGGAACAATCTGCGGACATTTTAAAATTCTCATTTGGCGTACGTGTATCAGAAATCGATAAACATAGCGAATTACCAATCATCGAGAAAGACACGAAACGTATTGTGGCACTTACTGACATTGTAACGAAATCTGAATTAGAAGCAGCAATCAAGAATATCCATGTTGAGGGTGCAACTTTTGACGATTCTGAAATCCTACGACGTTTACAAGTGCTTGAAACGAAACCAGAAATTGATACAAGTTCATTCGCTACTAAGCAAGAACTGGGAAACAAAGTTGAACGTGCTGAAATTGAGCAAATTTCAAGCGAAATTGAGACTTTAAAAGCAAAGACAGATAAAGACACCGTCTATGATGATACAGCCCTCAGAGAGCGTGTATCAGCGTTAGAAAACAAGACAGATAATGATACTGTATATAACGATACAGAAATCAAGCAACGCTTGGAAGTTTTGGAACACAAACCAAGCGTGAATACTAGCGAATTAGTTACCAAGCAAGAATTGGAATCTAAAGGCTACTTAACCGAGCATCAGAGCCTAGAAGAATACGCTAAAAAAACGGAACTACCGCAACCGTACAACGATACAGTATTAAAAATGCGAGTTCAAAATTTGGAAACAAAATCTGATACCCTAGCGACTAAAGACGAACTAAAAGCCGTACAGTTGAAAGCGGGCGAAAAAGGCGAACGAGGAGAGCCTGGACCACAAGGACCACAAGGAGAACGAGGGGCGGACGGACTGCAAGGTCCTCCTGGTCCTCAAGGTATTCAAGGTGAACGAGGACAAGACGGACAAAGAGGTGAACGTGGGGAACAAGGGCCTTCTGGACCTACTGGGCCTACTGGACCTCAAGGGCCTATTGGATTAACTGGGCCAAAAGGTGCTGATGGTGTGGGTATTCCTCAAAAGCTAACTTTAAACGGAAACACGCTTATTTTGTCAGGCGGTGGAGGCTCGGTAACTTTACCAGAAACCAGTCAAAATGCTTCAACTTCGTCTAGTGAACTTATTGGCACTGGTATGCCGAATGGTAAAGTAGAAGGCAAACTAGGTCAAACTTATGTTGACACAGCTAAAACAAATGGTGCACTGAAATGGATTAAACGCACACCTTCAGGTAACACTGGTTGGGCGGTATTAGACGGTGATACCGGTTGGAAGACACTAAACGCAGCATCCAAATTAGGTAATTCATTCGTAAAAGCGCGAAGAATTAATGATATTGTGCAATTACAATTTGGCGGTTTACAATGGGGTTGGTTCGGTATTGTTCGCCGTGGCGGGCTTGGATTCGTGGCACATCCGGGAAATCGTGAAAAGAAAGTTTTCATCTTAACAAATGGGCAAATGCCTTATGGTTACCGAACAGCCACTTCGTTAATCGGACCAATATATAACGACGATGGGGTAACTTACGGAACATGGTATCTTGGGGGTTACGGAGACGCAAACCACTTACGTTTTCAATTCTTAGAACCAATACCAGCAGACAAAGACATCGGCGACATCAGGGTTTCTAATATAAGTTATTTTACAGACGACCCTTGGCCAACAACTTAAGGAGGAATATATAAATGGAAATTGATACAAGTAGATACAGAGAGGGGTTACCTCAAATCGGTTATGCGCCTTATCGTCAAGTTCACGCGCATTCAACAGGAAACAGAAATTCAACAGCACAAAACGAAGCAGACTACCACATGCGTAGACCTGTTGAATCAGGCTTTTTCTCTCACGTTGTGGGGAATGGCAGAGTCATGCAAGTAGGACCTGTAAACAATGGGTCTTACGATGTAGGGGGTGGCTGGAATTATGAGACTTATGCAGCGGTTGAATTGATTGAAAGCCACTCAACTCAAGAAGAGTTCATGGAAGATTATCGACTATACATTCAACTATTGCGTGATTTAGCTGATGAAGCTGGACTCCCTAAGACATTAGACTCAAATGCGTTGGAAGGCATCAAATCTCATGAATATTGCACATACAATCAACCAAACAATTTCAGCGATCACGTAGACCCTTATCCTTACCTAGCCAAATGGGGCATCAGTCGTGAACAATTCAAGTATGATATTGAGCATGGTTTAGAACAGAAGGAAATCAAAGAAGGATGGCATCAAAATTCAACTGGATGGTGGTATCAAAATTCAGACGGAAGCTATCCAACTAACAAGTGGCAGAAAATTAATGAAAAATGGTACTTCTTTAATGAAAACGGCTATTGTTTAACTAATAAATGGATTAAGCGAGGAGCTGTATGGTATTGGTTAGACACTGACGGAACAATGGCTACTGGATGGAAGAAAATTAACAATGAGTGGTACTATTTTAAACAAGATGGCGAAATGGTTACTGGATGGGTTAAGTATTATGATAAATGGTACTATTTAAACACAAACAACGGATACATGGAATCGCAAGCATTTGTTAAAGGCGCTAAAGGATGGTACTATGTGAAAGAAGATGGAACGCTAGACGAAAAACCAGAATTCACAGTTGAGCCTGATGGATTAATTACAACTCAAAAAGAAAACAAATAATAAAAAAGGCTATCCTTTGGGATAGCCTTATTTTTTTGTTCCGTATTTGTTCCGTGAAAATAGAAAACGTATGATATGACATGATACAAAAACACTGTTATCATAGGAATATGAAACGGTATGAAACGGTATGAAACGTATTTTACAGTCTGTAGGGGGCATTTTTTATGCTTATTTATAGGCTTTTTTAAAGGTTTTGTTCCGTGGATGTTCCCTGGGCTAAA